TTATCAATATTATCTGCTATAATATTTGTGGCAACTATTTTGTCGACAACTTATTTTATGATAAATCATATTAAACAAGTTAATACAATGTTTATAATAAATTCTTCTTTAATTTTATTAAATACATTTTTAGCCTACTTAGCAAATCGTTTACTTCATACAATGTGTGTTAAAAGTATTTAAACACTGATTTTATGATTCTTCTTTATGTGTTTCTTTTGATTTTTCAAATGTTGTATTTATAGGTTTTAAAAACATATCACGAGTAACAATATCATTAACATAACTAGTTTGTAAAAAAGGATTAAATCCTCTTTGAGCAATCATTTCTCTATCTGCTATTTTTGTATCTAAATCTTCACGTTTTGTGCCACTAGCATTTTGATTTCTAGAAAACACTGTATTTGTTATATTTATTAAGTCGGTATCTTGATTAAAAAAACATTCATCTGCTAAAGATTGGTTTATAGCGTTTGCTTGTGAATCATATGATTGATCTTCATTTTTAGCAACTTTTTTTTCTGGTTTAGCGCTCTTATAATAAGTTTCGCCAGTACTCCATTTCCACTTATTGTACATTATTATAATGATTGTTAAAATAATGTATTGTTAAACTAATGTATTATTTTAACAATAATAATGTTTAATTTCCCTCTTTAATAATAACCATATTTTTGGTAAACATAAATGCATCTTTGTCAGTTCTTCTTCTTTTTAAATTACATTCTAAACAGGCAATAACTAAATTTCCTTTATTATGTCCAATATTATTATTAATTCTATCGAGAGACCATTGTTTTAATTCTCTAACTCGTTCATAAAGAATATAAACTTCATTAGAACAATAACAACATTTCATATTTGATTTTTTTAAGATATCAATTGTCTCTTCAAAACTAACAAATTCTTTTTCATTTAAAATTTTTTTTAGTATATCTTGTTGTTTATAACAATATAATTTTGTTTTTATGTGAGATATCATTTTTAAAATATATTTGTTATTATTTTCATTATTTATAAAATTTTCAACCATTAACATATTAATTTGTGTTTGATGAGATAATTCTTCTTCGTTTAAACCCCAAGTTTTTGTTTCAACTCTCATTTTTTTCTCTTTTGCACAATTTATTTTTTTGGTAGATTTATTGTTTTGTGGTTCTTCCAATATTATTTTTTTTATATTTGAATGATCATTTGAATTATTTTCCATTACTATATATTATAATAATTTATAATAAAATCAATATAAACATAATTTTATTATACATAGTTTAAATATTATTATTATATAAAACTAAGTTAAAATCTATTTTACAATATAATATATAATGAACAAAAATATACAACCAACTGATTGTGATAGTAATGAGTTAAAACCCCCCAAATACAAATCAATCTTTTTTTTACAAAATGAATTTTCTCGATCTGAAAGTAAATCATCAAGTGATTTGGCAAATTTAGATAAATTCCTTGAAAATGAAAAAATTACAAACTCAAATGAACCTTGGAGCAAATTAGATAAAACTGCTAAAATTAGAAAATTAACATCATTTGCAGATAACTATAAAGTTGTTAATGATTTAACTAATATAGAATATGATAAACTTATTTCTTTTTTTAAAGAATGTTTAGATAAAAAAAAATTACAAAGGGTTAAAGATGTTAATTATAATAAGGATACTGGTGAAATAAAAAATATACCTGCTTTATTTTTTAATAAACAATTAACCCATTTTACACTTAAAAATATAGATAAAAGAGTGTCTACTTTAAAAGGATTAGCACCAAAGAAAAAACAAGGGACTGCCAAAAATATTAAAAATAATGATGATTCTGACTCTGAGAAAGAAGACTTAAATAAAGATGACAACTAAATATTATTTTTATACTGGTATTTATAATAATAATACTAGTATAAAAATACTAGTATAAAAATAAAATAATATATTATAAATATGTTTGAATTAATCAATATTACAATAACAATAATAATAATAATAATAATAATACTAGTATAAAAATAAAATAATATATTATAAATATGTTTGAATTAATCGATATTACCGATACAATTATACCTGAAACAGATTACCAATACTTTAACCATGATGAATTTATGGAATTATATGAAACTTGTTTATATTTAATGGAAGAATTTATTAAAGACTATCCCACTTTTGTTTCTGAACCTGATTTTGAAGATATTTTTGAAGAAAATATTCAAGAATTAATGTATTCACAATTTGAATTTGATATATTTTATACAGAAGAGGCGGAAGATGAAATGAACGACATTATTGAATACGCCAAAGACGAATTTTTCAACAATTATATGCCACCACGTTCTTATTCTAATACAATTATTTTAGATGATCCACATAATAATTATATTACACAACAAATAAATATTCTTAGAAATAAACCTCAACCAGTTCAAAGAACAAAAGAATGGTATGAGTTTCGACATAATTTAATTACAGCTTCAAATGCGTATAAAGCATTTGAAAATCAAAAAGTTAAAAATCAACTTATTTATGAAAAATGTCAACCATTAAATCCAAGTTTATATAAAGAAGAAATAAAAGAAGTTGTAATGGTAAATACTAACACTACACTTCATTGGGGGCAAAAATATGAACCACTCTCAGTTAAAATTTATGAACATATGTACGATACCAAAATTGAAGATTTCGGTTGTATTCAACACAAAACTTATTCATTTATTGGAGCATCTCCTGACGGAATTAATGTTGACCCACATTCAAAACGTTATGGTCGAATGTTAGAAATTAAAAATATTGTTAATAGAGAAATAAATGGAATACCTAAAAAAGAATATTGGATTCAAATGCAACTTCAAATGGAAGTTTGTGAATTGGATGAATGTGACTTTTTAGAAACTAAATTTACAGAATATCCTGATTATACATCATTTTTATGTGATACGGCAAATGAAGATAATTTGTGTTTATCAAAAGACAACTGTATGAAAGGACTGATGATTTACTTTCATACAAAAGAAGGTAAACCATTTTATGTACATAAACCATTAGATATGATTCATTCTAATAATATTACATTGTGGGAAGAAAACATGGTAGATTATTATCAGTGTAATCCTGAATTTAATTATACATATATGAAGACACATTATTGGAAATTAGAAAAATTAAGTTGTGTGTTAGTTTGTAGAAATCAACAATGGTTTAAGGATAATGTTAAAGAATTAGAAGATATTTGGAACACTATTACAAAAGAAAGAGTTACTGGTTATGCACATAGGGAACCAAATCGCAAACAAATAAAAATTATTAATAATAATGTAGATAAACCATCTGAAGGTTGTTTGTTACATTTTAATAAAGAAACAGGCAAAATAAATGTTATTAAAAAACAATCTACTCAAAATATTGATATTGATTTTGACATTGATATTGATTTTGATAATGTGTAAAAAAAGATTATAAAATTTATGTTGTTAAATATTACCTTAATAATGATATAATATTTTTGTATTATTTTATAGAGCAATAGGTAAATCATCCCTAATGAAAGTAGCTTCACCATTTTTATTCCAACTAACAACCATTGTAATTATCTCTACACCCGCTTCTACTGCTTGTTTAAACGCATCTCTATATTCTGGATCAATAACAGATGGTTGAAATCTATTAGAATCAGTTCGTTGTATAACATAACACATTATACATCGAATTTTTTTTTCTTTTTTTATTAATGTTTCTTTTTTTATCAATGTTAATTCTCTAATATGTTTTAATGCTCTTGGACTAACAGGTTCAGAAGGTTTCTTGTTATAATTGTAAGGAAAATAGGATACTTTTGAATTAAAGTCTCTATCATTAAAATTCATTTTAGTCCTCTCTTTGGGTGTAACGTTTTCATAGTCTGCTAATGGCACATTTTTTACTTCCATTATAAATGGAATACTATTTTGGTCTATACCAGTAAAATCAAAACGAGAATCTATTTTATCTTTAACATAAATAGCAGTTTCTCTTCTATATCTTTTAATATTTTGTAATTTCGTCAGTAAGTTTGCGTTCAAAGCTGCTTCGGTTAATGTTTCTGCCAACTTTGGATGGATTCCAATAATTTGTTCATGTTCTCTCTCTCTTAATACGGATAAGTATACAGTATGTGTACATTTCATATTTGCCTTATTTTTTGGTTTTGAATTTGAATTTGGACTTAGAGATATTAAAACAGACGCATTTACGTCAGCAAGTCCACAACAACCTAATGAAGCAGTATGACCTAAAACTTCTTCATCATTGCATAAAATATCAGCAACATATGGAGTTTTGATATATTTTGAAGGGCGTTTAATAACTTGTCCTTCAATAAGATTATCTAATTTTATTAAAACTTGCATTCTTTATTTAATGATACTTATAATAAGTATTACAATTTTTAATTCAATTTTTATTTTTATGGTTCACTTCTAAAATAACCAACTCGCACACCAGGACCTTCTTGCACTGGGGGTAATGGCAAAGTGATATTTGTGTTAGTATTTTTTTTATTTTTATATAATGCCCCACAAAAATCGGCGCGAACGCAAGTTCCGTTATCTGGATTATCATAATATTTTAAATTGTTAGTTATTTGCTTGTATGAACCTAATTTAAATACAGGATAATGCCACCATATTTGATCATAATTATTGTTTGATGTGTCATTTTTGTTTATTAGAGGATAATCATTTAATATTGCTTGTTTAACAGATTTTGGAAAAATTCCAGGAGTTGATAAATCATATAATCCACTAAATCCTTCAATATTTTTTTTAAATACTAATATAAGTATTAAAAATATAATACTCCATATAACAAATTTATATTTCATATAATATAAATCTA